ATAGAGAAAAAATCTGAGGGAGTTCCTGAACTATATACCGAGGAGTTCATTCCGAATTCACCGTAATAGGTAGAATCAGTTCCTAAGTCATTGCTTAAAACGTAATTAGCTGAAGCTCCAGCAGTTCCGCTTTTGTTTTGCAAAAGAGACTGAAGATAACTTCCTGAAACACTTGCACCAACAGCAAAACCAGTGTTTGACGCATTAAAACTAAGATTTGGAGTCGTACTAGTTGTTGAAGTTGTCAACAATACTGGGACAGATACGGTCCCAGTTGAATCTTGAAATACTGCTTTATTAGCCGGATAATCGACCCAAACGTCCTGCGTACCACTGGAGAAGTTCACCAATGATCCAGCGTTGGACGAGGACAGCACTGTAGTACGGGCAAGCGTAGTGCCACCCGCCCCAACAGTGCCATAACCCACTTCCCAGTTTGCGCCTGACTGATCCGCAATAACATAGTAAGTCGTGTTATTTGCCCCTACCCCAGCGGAGAAGGTTTGATAGCCAAGAGCAGCACCTGCGAGGGTTGCTGTACCCGTACCGGGAGAAATTGTGGTTTCTCGTACCCGGTTAACTAATAAAAATGTCATGATTAGACGGCAGCGATTTCAGTTTCTTTGAAATAACGCTTTTGGTCTTCACCATCTGCGTCTTTGTAAGCTACCAAAAATACGATTTCGCCAGTGTTTTCGTCAAAAGCAAACTTTTCAACAGTACCAGTAATAGGTGCTGTAATGATTTGAGATACTTCTTGACCTTGTGTAAATTTAGGCATGATTTATTCCTTAGAGGCTTAGTGAGTAAGTAACTTGAACAACGTTACCGCTATTGACAGGTTGATTACCGCCAGTGAATGCGCCAGCAGACAATAAAGTACCTGCAGTGCTCATCAATGTAGTAACTGCGCCAGTGCCGTAAGTGATAAACGCACCGACCAAAGTACCTGCGCCAGTCATTGTGAAGCTAGTTGGAGAGCTAGTAGAGATTGCGCCAGCAGCAGCAGTGCCGAATGCAGGAGCAATACGAGCTGCAAATGTTGGGGCATTAGTTGAACCAGCTTCGTTCCAGCCTGTATGTGAAGCCATTGTGTCGCCAGCAGCAACTGCTGTATAGCCAACAGAGCTAATCAATCCCATGTAAGGACCAACTACTGTATAGGCAGAACCAGTCAAAGCTGTTTGTAGCATCAAGTTTTTACCAAGGGTACAAACTACGTTTTCAATTGTGTCTTCCCACAAGAGAGTACCACCTTCGTATTCAAAGCATTTAAAAGTGTAAACACCTTCTGCTTGGGCAGATTCGCCCATGCCAGCGATTGAGGCAATGCTCATATTCGCTAACTCTACTGCGTTTAATTGATCTTTCATTTTGGTTCCTTATTCGTCTAAATCAAAGTTGATGACTGGTTTGCAAATACAACGGCAATTTGGTAAATCACCGGGTAATCCCCGCACTTCTTCCCCGTACATTACCCCAATTACGGGTGGTTTGTCGAATGAATATTCATTACCCGACATTCTAATATGATTCACTCGTGGCTCCTTACCACCGCCTGAGTGTATCCATATAAACTTCTTTACTCCAAGCGTTTTAAGTCTTGAGGTATTGATCGATTGATACGCCTTGCGAGTCTGATCCAGCGCAACATTTCTCGCATGACGAATATTGCCATTGTATTTTTTGGTCAGGAACGGGACTAAATCCTCCATTCCCTTTCCAGTTGTAATGCTTCGCATGACTTGCCCTTGGACTTCGGCAAGATACTTTTGCGGAATTATTTTGATAAGGTTTGCAGCTTCTTGAGTGCTGGCTTTAATTACATCGTTGATCTGAGCATTCCTGAAGGAAGTATCGATCTTAAAATCCTCGCTGGCATCCTTTAAGGACATTCCTAGCGTTACGGCTGAATTCCGAATAGTGCGCTCTATCATGCGCTCCGTAGAGCTCTTAGCGATAGCATTAAAGCGTTTTGACCACTTCTCAAGCAGCCAACTCAAAAGGATTCGGGCTTGACTGGAGATTGAAGCATCCTCAGCAAACCCGAACTTGTTTTCTTTAAATAGTTTTTTTAACTGTCTTTCAACGTCACGAGACATCAAGCCGATCAGATCTACTGTTGGCTTGGCGTAGTCGGCAGCAATACTTGCATTAGGTCTTAATGCTCCACCGACTATCCCATTTACAGGCTTCTTACTTGCCTTCGGCATCTTTGTCTGCCTTTTCCCAACTAGCTAGGTACTCAGGAGTCATAAGCTTTGCCACTTTTGCGTCTTGCTCTTTTTCAAGATCATTGCCATATTCAGCCATGTCTCGACCATTAAGCTCTTTGAGCCACTTGGCACGAGCTTCTTCAAAACTCATTTTTTTAGGCATTTTCTTCTCCTTTCTTTCTAAGGAATAGCTCCCAATATGCCGGGTGCATTCGGCTTTTGCCAGTCTCGTAATTACTCCAACGTGCTTGAGTAGTATAGATCATACTGGCTGATTTGGATTGGGATAAATGCCCTCGTGCCTCAATAATTTCCTGAGCAGTGGGGACGTATCCCATCCCCCCTCTGTTTCGTTTGTTGGTCATCATGCGTAAGCTGTCCAGTTGGCTTGCTCGTAAATCGGAACCCCAGCCACTACTGCAACAGGATTGATCCTGTAAGCATTGGCATAGCTTGCGAAACGGAAAAACACGCTTTCACCGCTTGCTTGGATACGAACCCTTCTAGCCTCGCCCCTGAAATTGTTAGGAGCTGGAACGCACACGCCTTGGTCAGGCAATCCGTTACCTTCGCTCAAGCAGCCGATCTCACGAACTTCCATCATTTGACCACTAACCGCTACAACTTGAAAGTAGTCAATATTTGTTTGATCGTAACCCCACATCGCTTGGAAAATGTCACCGACATTTACAACGGCATTACGGTTAGCTGCAACACGCTCAGCTCTACGCTGGGCAACACGATCACGCTGGGCAACAATTCCGGCAATGTATTCAGCAATGTAAGCATTCATACGCTCAGCATTGTTGAAACGGTAGGCAAAGTCAGCACGATTTCTGCGACCACTGAAGCCCCTTGCGACATTGCGCTCAGGATCTCCAAAAACCTCAATACCCAAAGCCTCGTCTTGAGCCAACAAAACATAACCTTCAGGGACAAATCTGCAACGTTCTTGAACTCTCATTTTGATTTCCTTTCGTGATTAATCAAAGACAACACCTTCAGTATATACCTATTTAGCATTGCGTCAAGTGTTTTTTGATCTTTTTTTGAGGTGTATTACAAATACAACACCCTAAAAATATTTCTCAAACCTCTTGACAGTATGCTTAATTAGTATGATACTAAGACTGTAGTAAAAATCAGTTACCACGAAAGGAACGAATCATGGAAGCACTAGCCCGTTATGGATACTTGGAAATCCGAGGAATCCTAGAATTACAAGTGATCTATGCCGTAGCAATGGCTAAAGGTCATGTCCGTAGAGCTGCAGCAGCGCAGCAAGCAATGCAAGAACTTCAAGCTTAATCCCACGAAAGGAATCAAAATGGCTAAATACAAATTGAACACTGCCCGGGACGTGGATGTCGATGGGGAATATTCAGATTACCCAAGCTACATCCTGAACCTGCCTTATGGCTTTCGGTTCTCGGATGATCTAGTCCACGTCAAAGGTTTTGACAGCATGGCAGACTTACGCAAAGCCGTAAAGCTTGAGGTCATCGAATGCAACTGCTCCGAGTGCCTTGCCAACAAATAAAAATAATTGTGGTGTTTATGCAAATATCGCTTGACACCATGCTTAATTAGTATATTATTAAGTTGTAGTCTTCAGTTACCCACGAAAGGAAACGAAAATGAGAAACGCAAATAGAGCCCTTGACCGCCAAGTCAATCAGATCTTCAATCGCATTGGCAACGGTATCCAGTTTGACATCATGGACCTCCGTTACATTGACGCTGCAGCCCGTAACGTCTTAGTCGCTGGTGGCAATGCAGAGGAAGCCGAGGCAGCAATGGCAATCGCAATCGAGCAGTACCGAGTCAATTAATTCCACGAAAGGAAAAATCATGAGATACCAAATTGTTGCATTAGATCAAAACGGCTGGGGTGGCTTTGACATCGAAGTCGCAAACGTAGGGGACTGCATTGAAGCAATGGCAGTTCGTGGTTACGAGTTCAATCGTTTTGAAGACCGGGGCTACTTACGCAGTGAGTTGATCGGTCAGCCAGTTTTCGCTGGATTAGTCGGTCCAATGTATAACGGAGAAGGCTGCATCCGTTACGAAAACCAAGCAGCTTATGACGCAATGAGCAACTAACGAAAGGATCTCAAAATGGCAATGTCATACCAAGAACTTAAAGTCTTCGCCAATTACGTTTATAGCTTCTACGGCAAAAACGGGGTTTACGATCTCGGGGTCACAATGGACGAAATTAAAATGGCAATCCGTTTTCTTCAATCAAAAGCCGGGGCTGCTTATCGCTGTGGCTCCCCGGTCATTGGAGACTCACTTGATCGTGAGCACGTCCGAATGATCCTTGAGGAGCGCAGGATTAACCTAGCAGCATCTTGAGCTTTTTATCGCCATCCTTGATCCTGCCTTCAGCGACAATTTTCTTAGCGAATGAGATCATTCTCTCCCGCATAGCAGCTCTGTCAGTGTAGTCAGGAACTTGGTCGATCTTGCCTTCGGTTAGGTAAGGAGGATCGCCAGTGTTGTTGTTGACGATAGTAATATTTACTCGCTTATTGCCCTTGTAATGATCGGCAATCTTCTTGATGTTTGCAGAAGCTTTGATATGAGCGTCAAGCTGGGTATCCAATCGGACTGTCCGGCTGCGCTTCAAATTAAGCAATACGGCAAGGTCAAGAGACGCATTGGTGTAAACGATGTCTACGTTACCCTTGGTAATGCTCAAGGTTTGATCGATTTTGTCAGCAGCGGACTTGAAGTTGCCCAATACAGAATCAAAGGTCAACGCATCTTCTTTAAGACCGAGCAGGTCACGAGCCATCTTTTCAGATTCGGACTTGCCTGATCCGCTACCGCCAGCCGTAAACATTGTGGCTTCGGTATCGTTGTTTTTAGCTTTTTGCTCGAGAGCATCTTTCCAAATTACTTTAGACAGATAAGAGCTTGGCTCATGTACGGCTGCAGCTAATGATGGATCTTTAGCAAAGCTTGGATCTAGCTTTTTAACAAGGTCAGGATCTACAACGTGACCGAATGTATCCTTGTACGCAGCAATTAGCTTAGGCGTATCTTTTAGGATTTGTTCGTAAAAGCCGTCTTCAATACTTCGCTCATGCTCATTGAGTCCGGGTGAATGCTCGAATCCATGTTGGTCGACATATCCACCGTTAGGAAGCTCTTTGACTTTTTGGAATCCTTTTGCTTGCGCTTGGACTGATCCTGTCTTTTCCTCCAAAGGAAGCTCTTTTTGAGCAGACTCAGAGGACTTTTCAGCAGATCCATGAGATTCACCTTTTACTTCTTTTTTTTTACTCTCTTTAGACTCAGGAGCTGCACTAGCCCCGCCTGAGCCAAATTGTCCGTTTTTTGCACGAGGATGATCTTCTTCTTTGAATTCAGCATCATCTTGAGAAACGCAATTAGGAACTTGTTTGCCGTCTTTGTCCTTCATTCCAAATTGCTCGTAACCTTCCCAGCAGGGATCTTTGTCTTGAGTTACTTGAAATGTCTTGCCCAAAGGACCTTCGCCATCTTCAGGATCGGCAAAGTCTCCGTCAGTTGTCTTGTATGAGACTTCTTCATTCTTTGGCAATGGAGTCCAAATACCGTCTTGCACTTTCTCGAAATCTTCCTCCGCTAATTCTTCACCTTCAGGGTCTTGATCTTCAAGAATGCCAATTTCGTTGTAGCCGGACTGCTTGTCAGTTGCTACACGTTGACGCTCATCTTCGCTGCTAATAGCACCGGAACCGATAAGAGTCTGTCCAGTTTGAGCCTTGAGCAGATTGGTTTGAGCCAATTCTTCGGCAGTAGGTGTATCGAGTGGGAGCCAGTTCAAAGTAGTTTCGAGATCGAACTTCTTCTTGAGCTGTGGCTCAACGTATGCTTTGATAACCAGTTGATGATGACGCTCAGCGAATGGGGTCAGATCGTTTGACTGGATCGATTCGAGCAGCTCGTGATAGCTTGCTTCTTCGTATTCGCCAGTGGCATTAAAGCCTTTTGGAGAAGTGCCGAGCAGCTTAGTCGCTGGCACACCTGCAATCGCAGCCACGAGTTGATACTGAGTCATGATGAGGGCATCAAAGTCGGCTAGGGAGGTATCGAATTGCTGGAATTCGTCACCTTCTTTATCGCCAAGCTTTACACCGTAGTTATCACGATAGGCAGCCCATTGCTGCAATCTTCCGATTGCTGCGTTGGTGTCGCTCATAACGGCTTCCATGTCGGTTAGCCAAACGGTTGTACGCTTGGACATTGCCAACTGTGGAGCTTCATTAGAGGTGCGCTCTGCAGCGTATACACGCTCCATCAACTGTTGAGTCAGTGGCACACCGCCATAAATGTATTGAGGCTTGAGCACGTCTACAGGCTCAGCATGACGGAAAATAATTAAATGGCTACGATGAACCTTTTTGCCGTTGATGATCCACCAAGTCGGCTCATAAAAATGCAGGGTGTCAGGCTGTGAAGCTGAAGCACCGTCCAGCATTGGAGCTGTCCAGTACGGGTCAACTTGTACGATTCCTTTATAGGAACCAGCAGTCACGCCATCAATGTTGAAAGGCTTCTCGTAATAGTCTTTATCAGTCGAAATGACTTTAAACATTGCCACACGAATACCAAAGATGCGACCCTTGCGGATGAACTCACGCATATTGAAGTTCAGCTTGAAGGCTTTGTCGTAAGCTTTGATGATCTTAACGGCTTCAGGGTCCAGTTCGTCACCGTCAACGGTAACTACGTTGTAGCCCTTACGAATGGCATCATCGGCTGGCATTGAGCAAGCTTTATTAATCAGCCAGTTTTGAGCCAAGATACCGCAGAGCTGCGCTCCGATAAATCCTTGGGAAGCGTACCAGCCTACTACGACATCGGAAACGCTATTGCTGCCAGCAGCAAACATTTTGAAATTAGCAACGCCATTGCTGGAATCATCCATTGCGTATTCGCCATAGAGCGAAGGCTGCTGCTTTAAAAGTGCTGAAAAGGTGTCAGCGACTTTGAATCTTTTAGCATCGGGATCGAGCATATCGAACGCATGAGTGCTGAATAGGCTTTTACGAGCCTTGGGCTTGATCGGTTCTTGTTGAACCTCTGTCTTTCCTTTTAGCCACTTAAACATAAAATCCTATCCAAAGAAACTCTTGCGAGGAATCATTATTTCAGAAAACGCTCTTGATAGCGAGTCCACTTGGTCATCATGTGAGCCATTAGGGAATATTCGCATTTCGTTTATCAAGGGTGCATTCCAATCGCCTCGAAGCATTAATACGTTACCAATATTAACTTGAGCAGCAAACGGCTCTGCTCTCGTGATTTTGTCGCCCGATTCGGGTGAGCTTTTGACAGTATATCCTGACAATGCTCGAGTTAGGTATAAGACTTGCGTTTTACCAGCCTGTCCCGGATCTTGCGGAATACTTACTTTGACCGACCTTCCATCAAGCGCAGCCGTATTAACCATTGCTGCGTCACGCTGATCGGGACCCACACGCAGTCGAACCATATCCGAAATAATAAACCTGCCATCTGATAATCTGCCAAGCTTTCCTCCTGCCGTATAGTCACCGTCCGTAGTGCTGGCTAAGTCCCAGCCCCTACACCATTTAATTTCTCCAGCAGGTATTGCGTCCACGATCTGTATTTGATCGGGTTTAAACAAGTCTCCGTCTAGTGGAGCAGGTCTTTGTTGATAAAGAGCTGCCCACGTCCTCGGATTACTTTCAAATTGAGCCCAGTGTTTCTCATCGAACCATTCGGTCCAAAGGTATTCACCAATCTGTCTGCCAAGAGGATCGCCCTCGTTTTCGCATTTAGCGGGTAAACAGACCACTTCCCAGTAATTGCCGTCCTTGCATAAGATCTTGCCGGATTCACCTTTCCAGCCATCGGGAAGGATTCGACCTGCTAGGTCATCTTCATGCCAACGGGTTTGAATGAGGACAATCCAGCCTCCCGGTATCAAACGGGTCTTTAGATCATCCTCGAAAGCGTCATAGGTTTTATTACGGATTGTGTCCGAATTAGCTTGCTCACGCCCCTTGATAGGGTCATCAATGATGATTCCATGAGCTCGATTACCAGTAACGCCCCCGAGAATACCGCAAGCCATGTATTCGCTACCGTTGTCCAGTGCGAATTCCTGCGCTGCCGAAGACTCGACAGTAAGCCCAGTTCCGAAAATTCCTCGGTATCTAGGCTGCTTAATGATTGATCGGGTGCGCCTACCAAGCTTTCTAGCTAGATCGTCACCATAGCTGGCAAGGATGACTTTGCGATTAGGAGCAGCCCCAAGGTACTTGCTGGGGAATACTACTGAGGCATAAGTCGACTTTGCCGAGCCCGGGGGCATGAATACCATCATGCGCCCATGTTTTGTATTTGCTACCTCGTCTAGCTTCTTGAGAAGCAGCCGATGATGATGAGCCATCGTGGTTTCGATAGGCTCAAAGAATTCTGTATCAGGATCGTCCGTCATAGGTCGACCTGGAACTTCTATGGCGTTTGCATACTGAAGGATGTCTGATCGGGCTTTACGCCTAATCAGCAGCTCCTTAGCTGCCTCGGCTTGCGATTGCAAAGAGTTCCTCGTCAGTCATTTCCCGTAGATCTGAATTCTGCGGGTTTGTAATCTTTTGCATTTGATCCTTGTTTGCGCTGAGCAATCCAAGGGGAACTTTGCTGGCTTCGTTTGCCATGTCCTGTAATGCGCTTACCGTCTTGAGTGCAATCATTCCCTCGCCCGTCAAGAGATTTTCCTCATTGACCGTATTGAGCTGCTGGTTTGCCATTCCCGAAAGGATATTGGCATTGACTGCACCGTACTTAGCTGCACTGGCTAGGTTGGTACTGATCGCTCTTAGCTCATCCATTAGGCTAATTGTTGCGATTTGTTGCGTAATTGGAAGCTGCTTAAAAGCTGCCTCAGCATTAAGTAATTGATTTGCAACGATTTTTACATTCCGCACACTGGGAGTAATCTTGCGAGTTATCTGAGCCCGGTCAATCCCGTACTCTTTAGCAAGCACTGCAGCCTTCTCGCCCGCAAGCATTCGTTTTTCAATGTCGTGCCATTGAGCTTCGGTAAGCTTTGAAGTTCGTGCCATTAGCTGACTACTCCTCTCAGCGTATCCAAAATATACGATTTTCTATTCAAAATGTATCTTCCTTTTTTGTCTCCCTATTCGGGATACACCTAGTTTAATACAATGTTTACGAGGGTGGTTAGGCAGACATTAGAGGATGCGAGAAGTAGATAGTTTTTCTGCCTTCTGATCTACGATTCAAAATCGCCAAATCTACACCCTCACCCTAATCCGTTTCCACGTCCTCGTTTTTGTAAAGTTTTTGGTCGGTTTTGTAAAGTTTTGACTGGAGCATTGTCAAGTTTTTGGCTTGCTTCCATGCTTTTTGAGCCACTGAGTCTGCCTTCTTGTAGAAGTTAGACCGATTGATTCCCACTTCGCTTGCAAGGACCTTAATCGGGATCTTGCGTCCATTCCTGTATCCAGCCGATATGTAGACCGCATAAAAAGCAATCTGCTCCACTGGATCAAAGCTTTCAATCACAATGGTAAAGGCTGGGAAATACTTGTTAAGCGGGTAATCTACTTCATGAGTTGCCGATCCTTCGTTAAGCACCTTAGCAAATCCGGGTGGTAAGCGGGGACCGCCATACCTATGCGCTTTGGCGTAATGCCAAAAATTGACGCATATTTCCTCAAATTCAGGATCGGTAAACCGTCTGCTCATCAAGTTCCTTTTTAGGTGCAGGTTACGTTTATCCTGCGTCAGAAAAAGGAATTAACTGACCGATTTCCACCAATGTTAATCGATCAGTCAGGGTCATGCAATTTTTCCAAGGGTGAGTTCCAACAAATACTCCTCGGTGACGTATGCCTTCTCGAAGGCTTTGCGTCCAAGTCCATGAATACCGGAATTGCCTCGATGATGTTCGGGGCAGAGGGCAATGACCGGAGCATTACTGCGCTTCCCGGCTCTACGGATGTGATGAATTTCAGCAGGTGTTCCTTCTCCGTATCCGAGGTAAATACAAAGGATGCACCCGAGACTCGCAAGTTTTCCAAAATGTTCTTTCTCGGCTTTAGTTGCCATACTTGTACCCGTAAGCCAACTGGCAAAATTGCTTTTCAAGACTATTGCTTGATTGCCAAAAAATATCGACAGGGCAATTATCCCGGTAATCCATAAATGCTTTGACAGCACAAAGCAATATGACCATGCAGATAATTAGTTTAGCAAGATTGAGAATATCTTTCATATCAATGCTTCCTCAAACTGTGACAGATCAAACTTTGGTTTTGGTTTGCGAACGCATTTAAAAGTCCAGCCAGGACGCAAAGCGCAAACTGCAAGAGCTTCCTCTTGTCTGCCAACAATTCGCATGACTTCGTTGTCTTCGTTTTTGATAACGTACATTGCATATCCTTTCGTGAATATATTCTTATCATACACCTATATTTTTATCTGCAGCCCATGCTTGGATGTATTCGATCAGCTCGATCATTTCGTTGATCGTCAGCTCTGAAGTCCTACGGAAAACGATGTCGACCCCATGACCGTCTAAGGCTGGCAGCATTTCGATTGGCTCTCCACGAGCTCGAAGCCATGCAGCCGTCAACAATCGCTTCCAAGTCTCTACGTCTCGCTTGGCTCCAGCCCATTCAAGTGCTTTGGCAATATCGGTAATCAACGCATGAAGTTTGGCATTCTGAGCAAGGCTGCGGGTAATTGGTTTGATCTCTATTGCGTAGCCTTCCGGGGCTTCTGCTACGGCAATTTTTGCGTTGGACCTAGCAACGTCATGAGCCAGTATGAAATATTTTCTCAAAAAGGACTCCCCCCAAAAACTTCACCTTCTAGGAATCTAAGGTATTTGTTTTGGTGTTCTAGGTGTTTCAGTAGCTCATCATACTTGCCCCGCCAAAAATCAGCATCATTTATTTCCAACTCCCCCACTCGCCCCGATTGCCCAGTCTCCACTGGACGATAAAGTCTTCCTCGACTTGTAGCTTTAGCTTTTGCCTTAGTGGTGAATTTATCCATAACCTGTATTCCTCTAAACCCCATTCGTGTCTGTATCTGAGAAGCTGCCGAACTAAGCAGCGATATTTGTGCGCTTGTTCGCTAATCGGCATTGATCCGGTCCGGGTGGTACTGGTAGGACCAAACTTGTTTCCTAGCCCGGATTGTCGTATTCGGAACGATTTCCCGAGTAACATATCGCTGCCTACGCAAGTGGCACAAAGCCATAGCGATTGCAGCCGATGTTAGGTTGGTTTTTTCTCGAATAGCCGATAAGGTCAAAGGCTTTTTTTCTTTGACAAAGACTGCTCGAACCTTTACCAGTGCGTTTGAACTTTGCTTTTCCATTTACTTTCCCATCATTGCAACTGATTTTTGTTTGAATGAGGAGGTGAATTCCCTCAATTTTTCCAGTGCTTCCTCTTTTGCCTTGGCTGCTGCAGCAATCTCGGCTTGAGTCGGCTGCTTGGTAATTAAGGTATTTGGCTTGCTTGGAATGCGAGGACCGTCATTGCATAGATTTTTGAACGCCAATGCCGAAGGAGGGAACTTAGGGTCCATGTGC